CTACGCATTTAAGTAGCACTACGTCATATTCATTTTGTGTTGTCATTGTTTGCCCTCTCTAAATAATATGCCCACATTATTTAGCCACAAATAAAGGGGCGCCGAAACGCCCCTTGATACAAAAGTATCTTCTGCTAAGTTTAACTTAGAATGAGAAGCTAATGCCTGCTGTTGGAGCAAAATCTTCTGTGTCTACATTGTAGTTTGCACCTGCTGTCAATGCTGCACCACCAATGTTGTATGTGTACTCGCCACCTACGTTTTGGAATGCGTCATCTTGGTCACCGTTTGCATATGCTGTGATGCCCATTACGTTTGCAACACCTTCAAATGCAAATTTTTCACCGTCTACATCATATGTTACAACACCTGTTAGTGCTATATCATTTAATGATGTTCCAACGCTACCACCTACTACGATATTTTCGCTGTCTAAGTTGTAGTCACCGCTTGCTGTTACTGATAAACCTGCAACGTCACCTAGTGTGTAAGCACCTTGGATGTTGCTGATATCTGTGATGTCTGCTGTCCAGTCAGTAAATCCAACTGCCACTGCTGCGTCACCTACGGTTACTTTGACTGATTCAGTCATTGCTGGTGCTGCTAGTGTTTGCTCACCTTCTGCTCCAACAAATACACCATTGTCGTCGCCTATTGCAACGCCAACGCCGCCTACTTCTGTGCCAACGGTCCAGTTATCTAGTGTAACTGCGCCGCCGTCTACTGCACTAAAGTCTAAATCAATACTTGCTAGACCTGCTGCATCAATGCCTAAGTCTAGACCCATTGTTCCGCCCCATTTGTCGTTTGCTGTTTCAGCAAAGTCTAATGAAACTTCACCTGATAGTACCGGTGTTGGTACAACAGGATTTTCTGTTTCAGCAAATGCCGCGCCTGCGAACATGGTTGCTGCTAAAATGGTAAATACCTTGCGCATAATATTATCCTTCTTTTTTTATTATGTGTTCATAAAGCAAAGGGCAAGTTCGACGCTTGCCCTTTCGCACGTTTATTTATAACATATCTTGCTGCAAGTGCAAGAAAATAATAAAAAAAGGTCATTGGTGTGTTATCTTTGCAACACTACCCGCCTACATAACCTTCTTTAGGTCTATACCAGTTTTTTTGATTGTGTAAATTGCCTAAAAGTTCTCTAACTTCTTTTGTCTGCTCAACTGAATGTAATGCTGATTCGATAATTTCTAAATCTCTGACAGAGAGTTCAAATTGTGTATTTGGTTTCATGTGTGTCCTTAGTGTGTGGCACTTCTGTTGCTAGGTAGTACCCACCCCCACGTGCTTAAATCAAGCCGCTAGTGCCATTGCTGGCGCACGATTGTCATTTGCAATTGTGAATGTTGACCAATAACGCAGTCATCCGGTTAACTCCACTTCACTTTCACACCTGTCGATCCTATTTCGACCCCATCAAAAGCACACTACTTGCAGTATCTTCCTCTGCGTAACCCCCTTCGATTAAGGGTAACTTAGTTTATTCGTAGTATACACCACTTCTAGTTCAAAGTAATGTGCTTATGGTGGAGTCGCCGGGTACCGCCCCCGGGTCCAGTATGTGTCCACGTTGCTTCAACGCTAACAGTTTATTTATACACTAGGATTGATGTATTGTCAATTCTTTTTTCTAATTAATTTAATTAAAAAGCCAGCAAAGTCCGGTGAGGGTAACACTGCTTCGTTTGGATGGTCATGATGATATTTGTGCATACCTTCGCCACTTGTTAATATTGCAACAAACCAATTGTCTTCTGGATAATATTTCCAATGGCTTATTACATTTGTAATACCACAAAATAATACACCAAACACCACAGGCCAAAAATACAATGGAAAGATCAACAATGGATTAATCAATAATAGTATTCCAGCATATGCACCTTGAAGCCAGAAGTAATAGTTGTGAACAAACTTATGAACAGGATCTCTTAGATATGTGACTGCGTATTTTGGTTGCACATCATACACATCAAAGAAGTAACCAAAAAACACCTTAAAGCGGCCTTTATGAAGTGGACTGTGTGCATCTTTTTCTGTGTCGCTATGTGCATGATGTTTTAGATGACAACTTACCCAAGCAATAGGAGATCCTAATCCTTGTATTGTTGCAGTAAACATTAACACATAATGCCAAAAACGATTTACTTTGAAACTTCTATGAGAGAAATATCTGTGTAGTCCTACGATTCCGCCAACTACACCTATGAAATAACCAAGTAGGATTACCCATAGGATTGTAGGCCAATCAAATATAAAGAAACTGTATGCAGCGCCAATCCAGGCTACTGCTTGTATTAAAGCAATTTTTTGTGCGTGACTCATACAGTATATATCACCACTTCTCTGAAGTTGCTTTTTTTATTGATCTTTGAGCACGGATAGCATTCATTAAACGCATAATGGTAGATTTCTTTTCACCAGGACGATGATATCCGTTTTTTTGTTCCCAAGTTTTGTCTCTTTCAAGTTCCTGTGCAAATTTTTCACCTAGTAACTTTTCTAAATAATTTAAGTCGCTGTCACTTAACTCTTGTATCTTACGTGAAACCATTCTGTCTGTCTCTCCATGCTTGTTCAAACTGTTCGTCATAGTCGTACAGAGGAGCGCCATTACATCCGTCATACCATAGACGTTTGAAATAACCATCTGCACTTGCTACTACTGTTTTGGGATCTGCGTCGAGGTGGCCTTTAACCATATAGAATAATCTGTATTCTTCTTTAAGGTCATTTCTCAACATACTGTATTTACAAAGATGTTACAATAGAGCGCTAACATAGAGTCTTTTCTAGCTCTAATGCTTTATCGTAATCATCTGTAATAATACCACCAACTTGTCTTTTCAATGCTAGGGTTGCATCGCTTTCACCGCATATCATTAGCACGGTATAATTGTTCTTATCAATGTAATCTACAATCATATTCAGTGTGTCGTTTACTGGTGTATGAACAATACATTTGGCTGTGTCTTCGCACACGTTAATTGTAGTAGGTCCAAAATTTTGTGTTATCATGTGTTCTTCTTACACTCTTGTATTTCTTTGCGCCTTTGCACAATCAGTTGTTTCATATCGTTTAGAGCTTGCCGAGCACGAAGAGCAGAGACTTTTACACCCTGCTGTTCAAACTTTTCACATTCTTGTAAGTAAACTGTAAATGCAGTTTTTAGTTGCTCATGTATTTCACTCATTGCCAACAATATGTTCGTAAATCTCTTTCCAATTTAAGCACTTTTTCATTCCTACTGGAATACTTTGGTGCATATTAAATCCATGCTCGATCAATATAGGATTAAGTCCTACATTAAGTCCCGCAATAGCGTTTTCCATTTTGTCTTCAATCCAGTAAAGACCCGTATCCGCATAGTTTTCATCCAAGTACTCGTCTTTATCAGCACCTGTGTCTAAACAAACTAGTTTAGTAAATGCTGTAGGTCCAAACATCTTTTCAAGGTTCATCTTACGCAATTTATAAGCACTAGGATCAAGACTTAAACTAGTAATACAATGAAATACATAACCGTGTTCCTCATGTAAACGCTTAACATAATACATTGCATCTCGCAATGCAGGCAAGAAGCCTATTGCAGCACTTTCATTAAAGACTTTTACTTTGGCTTTTGCTTCGTTTTTGGTAATACCAAAACGCTCGCCTATATCATAATAATGATTACCGTTGGTGATTTGAGTATAACCGTGTTGTTCCATCCAACAACAAAATGCATATTCCCAGTTTAATAAAACTCCGTCACAGTCTGTCAAAATAATCTTGTTCATAGTTTGCCTTTCTAATTGCCTATGCCTTATTATAGTAAATTTTTATGAGTTTGTCAACCGTTTGCGTAAACTGTGCCCTGAGTTACATTGGTAATTTTTGCACCACAAGCGTAGGTATCATTTAATCTTCCTATTGCTTTGCCATTTGCATATACGTTTGGACTAAAGGTTGCTAAACCTGTTTGATGGCTGCTGCATCCTGGAATGGTATGACTTTGTTCTACATCACCATCTCTTACAACGCCTACTCCTACGGCAAAAACATCAGGAGAGCCTGCCTCAGTAACAATATTTTGAGGTGCTGCATCGCAAGCAATACCGTCAAGAGGATCAGCATCGCCTACACTAACATGTATTGTGTTAACAATGTCAACTCCATCTTTTCGTGCTACCAAAGGCATTGTTACTCCTAAACAGTTACTCCAGTTGTTGCTTGGATATACTGGCTAGCCATGTTTTTATCCGTTTTAACAACAAATTGGATATTATTTTTATTTACCGGAATATTTTGTGCAGGATCTGCTGTGAGTAACCATGGACCTAATCCAAAGCCGCCGTTTTGTGACATGAGTGCCATAGGCTTTGTTACTGTAAGTGTCTTGTCATTTTCTTCTACAAAACGTGCAACAATCTCTTCCCCTGCACTTGTGCGAAAAGTAATAGTATCGTTTTTAGTATACGGTGCTTGAATTAACATTATAATGTGTGTCCTGTTCCTGTGTAACCTGTGTCTTCAATATACTTGGTAAACTGTTCATAGCCGCCAATTTTCTGACCATTAACTACAATCTGTGGAAATGTACGTGCTTCCGGAAACTCTGTTAAAACTGCTTCTCTTGTAAAGTCTTTACCCAGTTCTAAATATTCAAATTGATAGCCGCGTTGCTCGCATAGTGCTTTTGCTTTTGTGCAACTTGGACATGCTGGTTTGCCCCAAATGTGTATCATAACGAGAATCCTTTCAGTTTGTCTTTATCTACATCCTGCTTAATACCACCAATGATATAACTTTCAACTTCTGTTTCTTGTGGAGCAACTTGTAGTCCTGAACTTGACAACCAATGTGTAGTCCACGGTAGTGGATTAGTGTTAACTGGCGCATCAAAGATTGCATTCAATCCTAGTGCTTTTAGTCTGCGATTAGCAATGTATTCTACATACTGTGCAAGTAGTGTTGTATTCAATCCAATCATGCTACCGTCTTTGAACAAATATTCTGCCCAGTCTTTTTCTTCTGCAACACACTCACGCCACAAGTTGTAAACATCTTCCTCGCACTCTTTAGCAATCTTAGCCATCTCTGGGTCGTCTTTGCCTTGTGCCCAAAGTTTTAGTACGTGTGTGCTAAGTGCCAAATGCTGTGCTTCGTCACGAGCAATAAGACTGATAATCTTTGCACTGCCTTCCATTAGCTTTAGTTCACCAAAGCCAAATGTACATGCAAAGCTCACATAGAAACGCAAGCCTTCTAGAATGTTCACAGTCATCATTGCAAGATACATTTTCTTCTTTACTTCATACAACGAGCCTTCACCGCGATGGAAGTAGGCATCTGCTGCTGCATTAAATGCATCGTAGTGTTTCGTTACACTGGTTGCACGAGCAATAATCTTTTCGTCATCTAAGATTGTATCAAACACTTCTGCAGGGTCAGCATACACATTTTTCATAATGTGTGTATACGAACGTGAGTGAATAGTTTCAAAAAAGTCCCAAGTAACAATACATCCTTCTAGTTCAGGAAGCGATACGTGCGGCAAGAATGCCAAGCAAGGTCCACGTCCTTGTACACTGTCTAGCAGTGTTTGGTACTTGAGGTTGGCTGTAAAAATATGCTTTTGCTCTGGACGAAAATTTTGAAAGTCTGCTCTATCCTTTTGCAAACTTACTTCTTCAGGACGCCAAAAGTATCCTAGCATGGTTTGGTTCAACTTGTCGAAGACAGGAAAGCGAAATGTATCATAACGCTGTGTGTTTTGGTCTTCGCCAAAGAACATGTTTTGTTTAGTAAAATCAACTTTTTCTTGATTGAATACAGTCTTCGACATTGTTTATCCTTTTCTGAGTGTATGTAGAGAAGTATACAGCCCGTTAGGGCTGTATGTCAAGTGTTTTATTTATATTGCGCAGGCTTCGCACATATCATCTTCGCTGCCGTTGAGCTCTGATGGTTGAAGTTCTATCTGCGGCTTTTCGTCTTCAAGTTCACTTGGATCAGTTTTATAATCGTAAGTGTTTTGATAGTACGAAGTTTTCCAACCTAGTTTGTAAGTCATTAATAAGTCTTGTATCATCTGACTCATTGGTACTTCATTGTTTTCAAAGTGAGTTGGATTGTAACTCCAGTTGCCACTGATAGCTTGATCAAAGAACTTTTGCATTACTGCGACAACATTGATGTAACCTTCGTTGCTAGGCATGTCCCACAACAAGGTGTAGTTTTGCTTAAGGCTTTGATATTGTGGAACAATCTGTTTAAGGGGGCCTTTTTTGCTCTTTTTAACGGACAAGTAGCCTCTAGGTGGTTCGATTCCGTTTGTAGCGTTTGACACAACAGAGCTGCTCTCCGATGGCATCTGTGCGGACAAAGTGCTGTGTCTGAGTCCGTGCTCTCTAATAGCATTGCGTAGACCATCCCAATCATAGTTTAGTGTATTCTCCACTATAGCATCCACATCCTTTTTGTATGTGTCTATAGGAAGGATGCCGTCACTGTATTTAGTGCGGTCAAAATACTCACAAGCACCACGCTCCTGCGCTAATTTGTTGCTGGCTTTGAGTAGATAGTACTGGAATGCCTCTGTAAGATCGTGGACAAGTTTCCATGCTTGTGGATCACTGTATTGTGCTTTGTTCTTTGCAAGGTAATGTGCAAGCCCAATGTAACCAATACCTAGTGAACGACGAGCTTTGGTTGAAATCTCTGCTGCTTTGATTGGATAACGCTGATAGTCTATAATTTCTTCCAGTGCTCTTACTGCAAGCTCACATAATTCTTCAAGGTCATCTAGGTCTTTTATTACACCAACATTAATTGCACTTAGGATACACAATGCAATTTCACCATCTGGATCGTCAATATGTTGTAGTGGTTTAGTAGGTAATGTAATCTCTTGACATAGGTTACTCATGTAAACTGTGTCTTTGAAACTGCTGTGTGTGTTTGCATGATCCACATTCATGATGTAGATACGACCTGTTTCGGCACGTTCTTTGATTAGGTCACTGAACAATTCCATTGCAGAGATTTTCTTTTTGCGAATGCTAGTTTTGCGCTCGTACATTTCATACATCTCTTTGAACGCATCTGGGTCTCCAAAGTACGCTTCATATAGTCCTGGAACATCTTGTGGTGAGAACAATGTAATATCACCGTCTGACAATAGACGTTCGTACATGGTTTTGTTCAACTGTATTGAATAGTCTAGCTTGCGAACACGGTTGTCTTCTGTACCTTTGTTGTTTTTCAACACAAGGATGTCTTCAATTTCATAATGCCAAAATGGAAAATGAACTGTAGCACTGCCGCCACGTACTCCATTTTGTGTACAACATCTTACAGTTGCTTCAAACTTTTTAAGGAATGGAATAATACCTGTGTGTGCTACTTCTCCTCCTCTGATTTTACTGTTGACTGCTCTGATGCGTCCTGAGTTAATACCAATGCCAGCTCTTTGAGCTGTGTATCTACCGATGGACATGTCTGACGCAAAAATCGAATCGAGTGTGTCGTCGCTGTCAACAAGCACACAAGAGGCAAACTGCCTAATTGGAGTGCGGACACCGGCCATGACGGGCGTTGGGATATTGATTCTAAAAAGTGAGGTCGCATCATAATATCTCCTTACG